AATAATGGAGCAAATCTTGTATCTGTTCAATCCAGATTTTGAAATACAAAAAACTGACAACTACATCGATTGGACAAGTTTAAGTTATGTTGAACTGACTGGAATTACCTTCAGTTCTAGAACAATCCCGGTGGGAGCGGACTCTGAGATTGACGTTGCATCAATGACATTCAGCATGCCAATATGGCTGTCACCGCCTGTCAAAGTAAAAAAATTAGGTGTTGTACAAAAGATAATAATGAGCATTTACGACGACGACGGCGGCATAGCCAAAGGATTGATCGATGGAGAGTTGATATCAAGAAGTTTCATTACACCAAACAATTTTGGATTGTTGGTGTCAGGTAATCAGTTACGTCTGTTAGGAACAACAGGAGTAAACGTTAAATCCGGAGGAGATGGTTTCCATACAGGTGCCAATGAACCCAATAATTTCGATCCATTTGAAGCGTTCGGGCCGGCAGTCAACTGGAAGATCCTCCTCGATCAATATGGCAAGGTTATCAACGGCACGTCACAGATTAGGCTTACACAGCCTAATGGCAATCAAGTGATTGGAACAATAGCCACTACTACCCTCGATGACACTATCCTACTTTACACCATAGACGGCGACACTATACCTAGCAACACACTGACAGCAGTAAAGAAGATCATAAATCCTGCTACCTTTAATCCAGGAACACCCTCAAACGGCGACAGATATCTGGTGATCAATGACGTTGGGGACAGCACAGCTAGTTTCCAAAGTTCAACTTGGGGGACACTGGTGGCAAGTGTTGGTGACATAATAGAATACAACAGTGCAACTGGCAAGTGGAACGTTGCCTTTGATGCTTCGAATCCTGATTCAACACAACATTATGTTACAAATCTTAACACAGGCATACAGTACAGGTTCAATGGAACTGAATGGGTCAAGTCCTATGAGGGCGTGTACACAGCTGGTAATTGGAGCATAGTGCTAGACGGAGGCTATCAACAAACCGAAGATGCTGACGCCAACGACGCAACTACCCCTTGATAATAAAATTGTTATTTGTTATAATATAGCATGAAAGAAAACATAGTCTGCTCCGGAGCACTGTTCTATTCGACCAGTACAAAACGTTTCCTTTTTCTTCAAAGAACCGACGCCAAGACGCAGGGACTGTGGGGACTGGTGGGCGGCAAATCAAAATTCACCGAGAGTGCATTTGAGGGATTGAAACGTGAGATCAATGAGGAAGTAGGGGACACTCCTAAGTTCAAGAAGATAATACCTTTGGAAATGTTCACCTCCAACGATCAAAAGTTCTTCTTCCACACATACCTCATAGCAGTAGATAGTGAATTCATCCCTCGATTGAATTCTGAACATTCTGGCTACTGTTGGACTGCGTTTGAGTGCTGGCCCAAGAATTTGCACATGGGTCTTAGGAATACTTTGAACAATAGAAGTATAAAAGGAAAACTGCAAACTATATTAGATTTAATTGTTTAATTGAACAACCAAATCTGATCTGGCCATTTTTTCTCTACTCTTGTCAGGCCCCAACTGGTCAGCAGTTCCATTATCTGTTTCTTGTGTAGGCCATATCTTTTGCCAGCAGAATTACCCTCGATTTGTATCACGGGCCTGTTTTTTTTAATTGTTTGTTCTGCTCCCTTTAGCACACTTATTTCGTAACCTTCGACATCAATTTTTAATACATCTACTTGATCGAAATTGTAACTGTCTAAATCTCTCAGTTCTATATCGCCACTGTATCCAACAACATGATTGGTACCGGAGTGTGTGTCGTACTCCATTGATACTTTTCCTTTGGATTCGCCTAGTGCTGTTCTGTGTAGTGAGCAATTGGTATATTTAGAAATATTGTGTTCAAGCATTGAGAATATTTTTTCGTTGGGTTCGAATATTTCCAATTTTTCCGCATGCGGTTGCCAGAAGAGAGACCATGGACCCCACCATGCACCAACGTCGATTATTCTTCGCAACTTCCTATCCGCGACATGCTTTAACAGTAAGTCGTAGTTTCCGTTTTTGTCTGTGCCGTCTTTCTGTACAGTCATAAAAAAAGGGCGATGTTGCCACCGCCCTTTGTGTTCTACTAAAAAAGTAAAATTATTTATTAGTTGTTTGTTCTCACTGCACAGTTTACCAATTTGATTCCTGCGTCTGTTGAACTTTCTAATGCTCTACCAATAACGTTAAAAGGCGAAATTGATTCACCTGTAGCGGCCGCTCTCGCACAACCTTTTACTGATGAACTGACTAATCTGTCACCTTTAGTTACTGCACCTGTTACTCTGACCACTGTTCTTCCAGTCATTGCCACGTATGGGTGTGACTCGTCATTACCTGCGCCTGCGTTCATGGCGTATGCCGGAGCGTCAGAGATTACACCAAAAACCTGATCAGATAAATCTGAAGTTGTTTCTGTGATTTCTGCTGAACCGCCTACCATTACTACTGCACCTGCTGTCATTGGAGCGTCTGCTTCGAAACGCTCGGCAACGTCCGCGTACATGGCCGAAGTCGCTGTCGCGTGTAAAACGTTACACCTAATATCAACCAAGGCATCAGCAGTGAATCCTGATTCATCGCCTCTTGGTGCCTTGAATGCCGTCCAGGCACCACCCGCGTTACCGTGTGTTGTTGTTCCGTCGTCTGCAAATGTTTCATCCCAGGCCCAATAAAGTGCTTGTTCTGTCGCAGTTGATCCTTCACCTCTGTTTGCTCTGATCCCAGATATACTAGGCATACCAGAGTTTGCAGAAACGTTCCTGTTGATCTCAATAATGTTGTCCTCAATTGATAACACTGTTGTGTTTACTATTGTTTCAGTTCCGTCTACTGTAAGGTTACCCGCAACCCTCATGTTGTTTGTAACAACAGTTTCACCGGTTGCTGTAAGGTTTAATGCACCTGTTGATGTGATAGTCAAGTTGGTGCCGTCTGATTCGATCTTCTCACCGCCTGATCCCATCAATAAACCAATGTTGTTGGGTATCGCCACGTCAGCACCTGCTGTTAGGTTGATGTTTCCTGTGGCAGTGATTGTTGTGGCCGCAGTTGCGAAGTCCGCCACTTCTGTGCCGTCTACTGTTACTTCTACTTTACCCGTTCCTGAGTCAGTTACTGTAACGTTACTGTTATTTTGTGTTATGGCTGTTGTTGATATAGCCGCTATCGAATCGTCTACGTATTTCTTGTTTGCGAATTGTCCGTCAGCACTTGGTGCCGCCGTCGCTCCGCCTGTGATTGTGTTGGCCGTGGCTGATATTACGATATCACCTACTTCCAATCCGTTGTTAACTCTAAAGTTTCTTGTTGTCATGGTTCCATATCTCCCGCATGATTGTTATTTGTGTACTATATTTATAGGATTTGTGTTTATTTCGCCAGTGCGTTTATCCTGTATGCACTTACAGTCGTTGATCCACCTGATGTCGATGATGCCAACAGTCTACCAGTGTTTTCCACGTCGTCCTTGTAGTCTGCTGTAAAGTTAAGTTGATTAGTGCCTTTCGTGCTGACAAATGGACCACTTGCCACTGTTATGTCACCGCCGCCCATCGCAAAGAATACTTCGTTCACAGCAAATTCACCTTCTGAAGCATTTTTACTGACCAAATAATAAACCGCTCCGTTGGCTGTTGTTTCAACAAGTTCATCTACTGCTGTTGCACTGGAAGAAATGGTAACAGGAGCGATTGCTTCTGCATTAGAAAAAGATCCATCATTGGATGTCATTGTGTCTTTCAACATGATTGCGTGTACAGTTACTCTCAAATTAGTTTCAAGACCAGCCGCTGACACGACCACATTGTCACCACTGATTGCCGCTGTCAGTGTCAATAAAGGATTGTCACCGGACTGTATGCCACCAAACTGTGATATGAATGCGGCAGAACCGTCATGCACAACAAGTGCTTCTACGTTTCCAACCTCTGTTTTACTATTGTTGTTGATGCTGATGAATAGTTTTGCACCTCTAAAATCAGCGTGTGCGAAAGTTACTAGGCTTTCTGATGCAGAATCAACATCTGTGTTCTGCGAAATAATAACATTGTTACTTGTGCCTGTTGATGTGTTGTCTCCCAATCCAAATTTGTAAAATGACAACGAGCCTCCAACCGCATTAGAACTTGCCGCTTTCACTCTAACCACGCTGTTATCTACAGAAGTCGTAAACGCAGTCATCGTGGTTGATGCTTTTGATTGAGCACCTGCACTTGATATGAATGAGGCAGAATCATTGTGGCAAACTGATACTTTTTGCACATTTATTGCGTCTTCATTGAAATCGTTCGACACGACATAGTATAAAACACTGTCTTGGAATGTGGTTTGAAAAGAATCAATTGTCCTTGCTGTGGATGTAATCATCTTGTCATTCACAACACTTGCCGCACTGTCATCACTGACCGGCGCCGCCCCGACTGTGCCAAAACTTAATGTGCCTGATCCGTTTGTAACAAGTGCTTGTCCATCTGTTCCATCTGCTGTTGGTAGTGTTAGCGCGACACCACCTGTAGTTACAATGACCGCACCCGTGCCGTTTGCCTTAAGTTCTAAAGGTGCGTTGGTGGCATTTGTTGAAACAGTATTGTCTGTGATTGTCACACCGTCCAGTGTAGAAGCCCCAGTGACACCCAATGTGGTTGAGATTGTTGCCGCTCCAGTTACAGCAAGTGTTGTACCATCAAATGTTAGGTTAGATTCTCCCTGTATGGCGTGTGCCCCGGTCACTGTTGTAATTTGATTATCCGTTGATCCAGAAAGCACCGCTTTTGTGTCTGCATAATCCTTGACAGCCGCCGATGTCGGTAGTGTTGTGTCGTTGTCATTGGAACTGATGCCCTCTGATTCGAGGACCACAACAGCGGCCGTCATGTTGCCGATGTCTATGTTTGATATGTTGTTTCCTGTGCCGTTGGCGTCAATGGTCTTGTTTGTAAACGTTAGTGTATCACCTGCTATGTTGGCATCTTGTGCGTCAACATAGGCCTTGATCGACTGTTGAGTTGCCAATGCAGTGGCACTGTCTGATCCCATTGCGTCTTCATCCAGTATGTTGTTAACACCTGTACCACTTGCCAATGTAAGTGTTCCGTCAATGTCTAACCCATCTTTGACGTTGATTGATGATGAATCGCCAGATACAAGTGAATTGACTGTAAGTGCGGTGTCTAAGGATATTGTAATTGTATTACCTGTTGCGCTGGTTGTAATGCCTGCTCCGCCCGATATTTGCAATACTTCAGAATCTAAGTCAATTGCAATGGCGGTTGAATCATCTGCCGCTATATCTAGGTCTTCTGCTGTAATCTGCGTGTCAACATATGACTTGATTGCTTTTGCTGATGCTAAAGTGTCATCGCTTCCTGACACACTTGATAGGTCCGTGTCTAGAACACCCGATTTTAAATCAGCTACATCAATGTTTGAAATAGAGTTGCCTGTTGCTTCAACATCAAATGTTTTATTTGTGAAAGTGTCAGTGGTTGCCTTACCTACCAGTGTATCAGTTGCCGCTGGTAGTGTCACTGTCACATCTGCCGTAGACGCTGGACCAATTAGTGTTACTC